AGTTGCTAAGGCCAAAATCAAAAATCAAATTATCCCAGATTTTGTAATTGAAGCCTTCAATGAATTAATTGCCAGAGAGTACAGCTATGGCAGGGCAGTTGTCAAACAAGACGATGCCATAGCATTAATTCTTGAGAAGGCACATAAAATCGCTGGGCATGAAGAGGTTGAGAGAGGCGATCTTTTCAACAAGCGATGGTTGGACGTTGAAGAAATCTTCAAAAAGGCAGGATGGGTGGTAGAGTATGATAAGCCTGGGTACAATGAGACTTACCCAGCCACTTTCACTTTTTCCAAAAAGTGAGCGAACCTTTCGGTTCGGCTCGTGTCTTAACTGTACCAACTGGAAGGGAGCGAGAAAAAAACCGAAAAGCCAGATTGACAACTTCTTTTGTTGTGGTAGAATATCCCGCATGGCACATGCGATGGATGTTTTTTGAGAATTTTCCCCTCTGCATGAAAATCTTGCTGCGATGGAACGTATCTCATGTAGGGGCGGAAACCACAACACGGGCGATGCCGATAACTGTACCAACTGGTGACAGTGGGGCATCGCATTAACTCTGGCGAAGAAAGGAAAGCCTATGACTACTTTGCCGACCGTGAAGCTGAGTGAGAGTGAGTTGGAAGCCTGCCTTGCGATCATGCGCAAGGGCAACAAGAACCTCAAGTTGCTTGCTGAAGACCTGGGAATGGAGCAGCGAGCGTTTCGCATCAAGCTGTTCAAGAAGTCTTTCAAGGCATCTGATTGGCCTGGAATCACCGACAATCAGGCGGCTGCAATCGTTGCAGCAATCCCGTCAATTCAGGCTGTGCGCAGCATCGAATACAAGATGCTCTGTGGCCATGCACCGTTGGCTCGTAAGCACGCCCTTTCCTTTGGGAAGCGTAACTACGGTGGCGTTTGCGAGATTGACGACTTCTATCAGGAAGCGTTGATGGCAGTGCTTGACGCAATCTATTCCTATACGGAAGAGACGGCGTTCACCACCTTTGCGTGGCACGCTATCACTCGTCGTTTGACCACTGCTGCGAACAAGGCCAACCCCTTCACTCCTCTGACCAATGAGGCGATGAAGTTGGTTCGTCTCTTCGACAAGACCGCCAACTCCTTCAACGGGAAGGTGTCGGACGATGAAGTATACGCCAAGATGAACATCACTGAGAGTGAATTGGCGGTTTTGAAGGATGCACGTCGCAAGATCATCAACGGTTCTCAGATTGTTCAGGAAGGGGAAGAATCCTCTGTCGTGGACTACACTGAGGGACGTTGTGGCATCGACGGCGAGCGTGATACCGTCCCCTGCAACTACGAACTGTACGAAGCGATTGACCGTGCTGGCCTTACGGAATTGGAGCGAGAAGTGATTCTCTGCACCATGTACCCGTACTATGGTTGGCAGGCCGACCTTGCCAAGAACACCCACAACCCAAAGACGGGACGCCCGTACAGCCGCATGACCATCAACAACGTGCTGAAGAGTGCGTTGGATAAGGTCAAGAAGGCGTACTCTCGCAAGGAAGTTGCGTAACGTACTTAACAACAAAGGGGCTTCGGCCCCTTTGTTGTTAACTGTACCAACTGTGGTTGTGGAGGCACAAATGCAAAAAGAACTTCAGTTTTATCCGAAGCACTGGAATACTCCGAGTGCTGAAATCCGAAAGCAATACCTTGATCCTCAAAATCCTTCTAGCCCTTACTTTGGGTTTATTGGCAACCAAAAAGCGGTGTGCCGAGTAACCCGTGTGGACTTTGATGCGCTGGGCAAGCACAATCACGTTAGCAGCGAGGTCAACCTTGCCTTCATCGGCAAGGCTGGTTGTGGTAAGACCGAGTTGGTTCGTCGTCACAACAAGGCACGCTTGCTGCCAATGGCAGAGTTTTCTCCCCGTGCCCTGAAGAATGTCCATGACATTTTTCTTGGTATCGAGAAGGCTTTGCTTGAGCGTGGTGTTGAATTGTTCGATGCTGGAAACAAGCGATACGTTCTTCCTCCGGTTGACGTATTCATTGACGAAGTTCACGCATTGAACAATATGATTGTTCAGGGGCTGCTGAAGGCTACCGAGTATCAGGACCGAATTCTTGTTACTGAGCGTGGCTGCACAATCGACTGCCGTAATGTTCACTGGATGATCGCTACGACTGATCGTGGTCAGTTGTTCGATGCGTTCGATACTAGGTTTATGAAGGTAAACCTGAACATGTACAACAAGCATGAGATTGCGCACATTGTCAAGTCTCATCACCCTGAGTTTGACGATCATGTTTGTAACTTGGTTGCCAAGTTTTGTTCCCGTGTTCCCCGTGAAGCCCTGGCTTTCGCTAGGGAAATGAAACTGGAACACAACATGAACCCCGATAGCTGGGAAGATGTTGCAAACAAGGTTGCCGAAGATAACGAGATTGACCCGTTCGGCATGACTTACAAGCGACTGGCTATCTTGAAGGCGTTGGGACAGGGGCCAGTAGCCGAGAAGCGTTTGCCAATCGTGGCAGGCGTCAAAGCTGAAGAACTACAAAAGTATGTTCTTCCGTGGCTACTTGAGGCTACCGATGAGCAATTGCCTTACATTACAGTAACTACCCGTGGGTATTCTATTACGGAAGCGGGGCTTGAAGAGTTGGAAAAGAGGGGTGTGTCTCACTGTGGGGAAAAAGCAATTGCTGCTTAATGTCACGATGATGACATTCGGCCAAAAATGCTTCTTCCTTGCTATGTTCGGGGCAACACAAGCAACTAAGGGGAAGTGGTCCGTATTTATCCCACACTTCCCTTTCCCAACTCCATGTTCTGTAATATGGAGTTGGTTTACCGCACACTACACAAAATGGCATGGCATCTTCCATGAATATAAATGAGTATGCCAATTGATAACTTGCTGGGCAAAGAACAGGGCCGTGACGATTCTATCGTCTACACTGCCTTGTCTTTCAACCCAGAGACAAAAACCCTAGAGGTAAGGATAGATCGTATTTGCGATCCAAGATGGCTCATTCAAACCCATCTTGAAGAAGGTAAGACCTACCTATTTCAGAGGCATGGCAACTCTGACGAACAACCTTATAATTCCGTCGATCCGATGGAGTTATGGGAGTGTCTTCGCCCTGGCCAAAAGCTGGACGAAACAATCCTCCCTCAGATTTTACTTTACTTCTGGCACAAGGACAACAAGTTGAGCATTGAGCTTGACTGGTGAGAGGGGCTATCATGTCTGGCTTGCTGATTGAGAAATGGGCCAAATTTACCAATGAGAATGACAAGTCGTTGCCGCAAGATATGACCGCCGCAGTCGGCAAGGTTGTATCTTTAATTGACGATGGGGTTGCGATGATGATGACCCCTGTGCTGACTCCTAACAAAAGTATAAATAAGCTTATGACGTTGTTTTGGAGGTTGGTTGGCAACAAGGTTACTCCAACCGCCTTGACCAACGAGCCTCTTAATGCTTTGCACGTTTGGATTGAAGTACAAAAGGGCGGCGAGAAATGTTGCATCGTCTTGGTGCCTGTAAACTGGCCTGAGATTTGCAAAAAAGACCCGTTCATGCAATTGGGCGGGATGGTGTATACAGCATCCAAGTGTGTTGATTTCTGGCACGGTAAACTACAGAAAAAAGAAGACGGCATTGCTTTGGAAAAGCGTGCTAGGGCTTACGAAGCAGAATATCTTCTTCTTCTGTCTTCGCTTACGAAGTTTAAGCCAAACGAATACCAGCAAAAATTGCTGGAGCAGTTCCCGTTGGGACTCGCTTCGTTGGAAGAAGAATTTAAGTACGAATTACAGCCATTTGCTGAAGGAGATTTCGATGGGATCGACAACGCTTACAAGAAGTCGTGAAGAATGGGTTGGGGACACCCCAATGCGATGTGATTTATGCAGGAAATCTATCGTCAATGAGTTTGTTGACGGTAAACTACATAATGGTCCGTGGGCCATTATGTGTACTGATTGCCATTGTGAGAATGGCATAGGCTTGGGTCTTGGAAGAGGCCAAAAATTCTATCGTCTAGGAGAAGGAGACACCTTCATTAGAATAGACGGTTAAGGGAGCGTTATGTATCATCTTTCTATTAATGAAAGGATCATTGATTCATTAAAAAATAAGCAAATGCCGTGGTACGGACAGGTTCACAAGAACTTCGTGTCCAAAGCTGCTTTTGATGGCATCAATCCTATCATTCTGAATCTAATCTCAAGCGAGCTTGAGCTTAAATCCCATTGGTGGGCAACCCTGCTTCAATGGGAAATGCTGGGTGTCAAAATCAATCCACGTCCTACGTCTGTCCAAGCTGGCAGTTGGGGCGCACGTCTATCGCTTTACAAGCGAGATAATTGTGGTATTAATAAACTAAAGCCGTGGACCGTATTCAACATTGAACAAACGGTTGGCGGGTTTGATGGCGACCGCAAGATTGTCAAGGAAGCAGTAAAGCACGAAGCTGCCGATAAAATGGCCGTGCAGTCTAAAGCAAAGATTAAGTACGGCGGCAACGAGTCCCGCTATTACTACCCGCCATTCGACCACATTGCCCTACCGTTCAGGGAACAGTTTGTAATTGGTGCCGGTGGTCTTCCTGGCTACTATTACTCACTATTTCACGAACTCATGCACTGGTCTGAGATTAGGTTAGGCTATGAAGCAGATTATGCCAGTTGTGAACTGAGAAGCGAAATCGGCACTGCATACCTTTGTGCTGAATTTGGAATTGATCCAATTAAGTACGAACACAACCTGAATCATCAGGAGCAAATGGGTGCTTGGATCAAGAGAATGAAAGATGATCCGTTCTACATTTTTGATGTAGCGGATGCTGCTTCAAAAGGTGTAAAGTATCTTATGGATTTTACCAAGTGAGGATGACATGGCAGGCTACAAAAAGTTGACAGAAAAACAGGTTCGTGAAGTGGAATCCGAAGTAAAGATGATGCTTCATGCTTCCCGTGATTGCTTACGCAACCAGGGGGTTGACACAACGAGTGTGCCATTTGATACAAATGATGGGTATTACGGCGAAGCATTTGGGATTCTGCGTGGCCTGATGATTCTTGGCTATGGTTATTTTGGTTCAGACACCGTGCAAGATAAAGTTGATCCGTATAGGAATTTGAAATTCTGGTTCTCTGAACTGGTATCACAAGTTTTGAATGAAGAAAACTTCCGAAGCACCCATGAATGCGATCACTGTCTTGAGAAGTATGGCAAGGATAACGTCAGGAAGAAAAACGTGAGGAAGAAAAATGAAGATTTACAAACAAGTGCAGCGATTTGATCCTGTTACTGGCAAGCCGATCATGCGTAAATCATACGCTGAAACCCGTTGTGATTTTACTGGTCAGGTTTTGGACGGTGGTGACGACCAATACTGTTCGTATCCATTGAATTACGAGGATTATGATCCTTGTTTTGGTGCGGACGGGGAAGAATATGACTTTGGCCAAAAGCATGGCATCGAAATGTTTGAATTTCTGAGTGGTGAATATCATTTCGCTTCGGTGGGCGGCGGCGATGGCGTCGAACATTACGCCGAAGCACAGATGATGGAAGAAGCACTGAAGGGCGCAACGAAGAAAAAGAGCGAATGGTATCGTTGTTTTACTTTCGATTCCATGTGTCGCCATGCCCGCATCAGAACCGCCCAGCGATTGATTGATGCTGGCGAAATTAAACCCGAAGACCTCATTGGGGACTAGAGCATGGGTAGCTTTAACGAAGTATGCGCAATTAGTCACATCAACATTGGCTATGGCGATCCTGTAAGGCTTTTGTTCCTTACACGAAATCCATATGTTGAAAGCGATGAGCATGAGGCTCAACGTGGTTGCTACCACCACGATAACTGGTTTGTCCGAACCCCGCCGATCAAAGGTAAGTACGATGACTATGGGCGTTGCAAATTTACAGAAGACACCACCACCAAGTTGATCGTTGATTGCTTCCAAAAAGATTTGGTAGAGCGACCTTTTGGGTTCAATCAATATCATGCCCATGCTGTTTTGAAAGGCATGGGCATTGATGAATATTTACAAGCTGCTTGGCAAGGACGATTGCTTGTTCAAGACGAATACACCCGTGCCCGCACGAAGGTTCCAGACAACTGGCCCACCTGGGAAAAGGTACACGCACTGCTTGGAGAAAAGTTTACTCTTCAAATTGAGGGGAAAGAAGATGGCAAGGAAGGCTTCAATGCTATTCCTGTGATGCCTGGGGTTGTCTGTGTAATTTATAATTCGTACAGCAATGAAGAAAAGAATCTCAAGAAGGCCGCTAAGGTCATCGAGAAGGTCTACGATTGCAAGCTGATTTTTAAGTTTGAAGACCGCAAGAATGATCCTTGTTTGATGGTTACTGCTAAGGGTGCGTTTGATAACCCCTCCATGCTCTTTCAAGAAGAGTTGACCAAGAACAAACTTAACACCCACCCAGAAATGGCTAGGCATACCATCCGTGAAGGACGTAATCTGCCTGTGCTTGCGGTAATGGTGCGTGAAGATGTATGGCAATCTTATTGCAATGTAGTCCCGAATCCACGTTTTGAAAGTGAATACTTCAAACTAAAGACTGTTGAAGAAATTGTTGAATCCCTTCAACAAACCGTTAAAGGCATGAAGGAAGTCCATGAAAGGGACATGACTAGAGATGCTAAGATTTTCCCGCTCATGGGAGATATTGTCAGGGATTCCCTATTGTACTCTTTGCCTTTCATGACAAGCCCGAAATGTCATCTTGTCGCTGCTATTGAAAAAGGCTTGCCAACAGATGAATTGATTCGTGATATTGCAGAATTAATTCGTGTTGAAATGGTGATGGCTAGGCTTTGTCACCCCTGGCACATTCCAGGCTTGGGCGGTCAAGACGGAGAATGGGATTTAAGAACCAAAATCCTGTCTGATATGGCTGCAATTAGCAAAAAAGAATTAGATGAACAAAATGCCGAATGCGAAGAGTATGAGGCGCAAGAGGAGGATGAGGCATGAAAAAGGTACATATTATTGGTGGCGGAACAGTTTCTTATATCCGCTCGCACTTGGCATTATCTGCGCCAGCATACGGTAAAACCGCCAAGCTGATCGAGGGTCTTTGCAAGGGTTACTCCGGTAACATGGAAGTAATCACACACCTTACACGCATGGCTGGTGGTGCGGATAATCTTGAAACCAACGAAGATGTTTTGAAGTTGCTTGAAACCTTAAAACAGGATTCGGACACCAAGATTATCTTCATGAATGCTTCTTTGTGCGACTTTCATGCTTCGCTCGATGGTGTTCGTGGTAAGAAAGAAAAGCGACTACAGACCCGCAACAAGAGTGAATGGAAGTCTCCATTGAGACTCCACCCAGCAGAAAAAATTATTGGCAAAATCCGAGACACACGCAAGGATATTTTCTTAGTAGGTTTCAAGCAAACATTCAATTCATCTTTGGATGAACAGTACATTGCTGGATTGAACTTGCTGAAGGAATCTTCTTGCAATTTGGTTCTTGCTAATGATACTGGCACTCGCATGAACATGGTTATCACGCCAGAAGAAGCTAGGTATCACGTTACACAAGATCGTTATGAAGCAATTAAAGGATTAGTTGAGATGGCTTATCTGAGAAGTCACTTAACTTTCACACGCTCGACTGTAGTTGCAGGGGAGTCTGTTGCTTGGGATTCTGCGTTGGTTCCTACGTCGCTCCGTGCAGTTGTTAATCACTGCATTGAGCGTGGTGCTTATAAGCCTTTTCGTGGTGCTACTGTGGGACACTTTGCAGTCAAGGTGGATGACAACACTTTCTTGACTTCAAAGCGAAAAACTAATTTCAATGATTTGGAATCCGTTGGTCTTGTAATGGTTAAGACCGATGGGCCTGATTCTGTAATTGCTTTCGGCAGCAAGCCGAGCGTTGGCGGGCAGTCGCAAAGGATTGTGTTCCATGAACACAGAGATTACGATTGCATCGTGCATTTCCATTGCCCGATCAAAGAAAATTCTCTTGTGCCACAAGTTTCTCAAAGGGAATATGAATGTGGTTCACACGAATGCGGCATGAATACATCCAGAGGGTTGAAAAAGTTCAACAATCTTTCTGCGGTGTATTTGAAGGAACACGGTCCAAACATCGTCTTCAATCGAAGCATTGATCCACAAGAAGTCATTGATTTCATCGAGTGGAATTTCGATCTGTCTGGCAAGACAGGCGGTGCTGTGAGTGTATCGCAGACAAGCAACAATGCTATTGACTATCTTGTGAATTATGCTAAAAGAGAGATGTTATGAGAAAACAAAAACCCGAAAAGGTTGCCCCGAAATCAAAATTTGAAGCCGCCGTGTTGTGGCTGCTCTTTGTTTCGGGGGTCTGTGGCATTTCGTATTTGCTGTTCTGGCCCGCATATTGTGAAGGCGTTGTAAGCAATACAGAGTTCCAGTATGGTATGCATCGTAAAAATGTAATTACTTTTCAAGATGGAAGAAGAATGAATTTCAATGGGGCCATGCCAATCCCGATTGAAAAAGGTAAAAGGTATAAATTTTCTTACAACTGGCTGGATTACGTTTATTCGGCCAAAGAAATGGAGTGATGCCATGTCTGATGATTATGATGACGAAATGGACGAGATTGATTCCCAATCAGCCAAACTGACTCAAATTCATGAGTGGTTTGAGAAGTACGACGATGATTACATCCAATTTGAGAGGATTCCTGAGAAAGATCGTCGCCATTCACGCCCCGACATTTGCGCACTGCTTTATCTCCACGAAAGGTTTGGTGGGGATGGTGATGCCATTAGCTGTGCCGAGCATGATGAAGTGTGGTTGGATTGGGATGTTAGGGAAATTGACCTAACCGAAGAGGATGTGCTTTACATCACTCGTTGCGGCGTTCGCTACGATTCCTCTGTTGACTCTTTGGCAATGTTTGTCTAGGTAACAAATGATTGAATATCGTAAGGGTAACATTTTTGATGCCACCAATGAAGTCGATGCCATTACTAACACAATCAATTGTGTTGGTGTAATGGGCAAGGGACTCGCTTTGGCTTTCAAAAATCGTTACCCTTCGATGTTTAAGGCTTATCGTCTTGCTTGTGGCAATGGCGAAGTTAGTACAGGTAAGATTTGGCTTTGGGAAAATAATGGCAAGTATGTAATTAACTTCCCAACCAAAGCACACTGGAGAAATCCTTCCGAGTATTCATACATCGTATCAGGTCTTGAAGACCTTGAGCGTGTCATTGCAGAAAAGGAATTTACATCTATTGCCCTGGCCCCTTTGGGTTGTGGCAACGGTGGGCTAAGTTGGCCAAAAGTCAGAGAGTTAATTGAAATCTTTCACAAAAAGTTGCCCGAAACCTTCAAGCTGATTGTGTACGAACCATAGGTGCTACATGGCAAAAAGAAAGAAGAGAATGACTAGGCTTGACGCTCTTAGGCTATACCGTGCTTATGGTGGTCTTACCGTTGTCATTGAAGACATGAAAGATTGGTATGGCGTTTCTCTGGAAAGGGATCAAGCCAAACAAATTCTGAAATATTGCATGAAGAATGCAAGTTACTTTGAATGTGGTTGGGATACTGTTTGTCGTGAGGCGGCAATCAACTACATCGGTAAGATTATTGTCGGCAAAGATTGGCCTTTGGGCGAAGATACAGAAGAGTATTCAAGGGAATTTTTTGTAGAACTTATTTCTAAGGCTGGTGACTTGGGCTATAAGATTGATGCATCCCGCTACAAAAAATACTTACTAAAGAAGAGGATGCAACTAAGGTTTGGAGAAACCAAATGACAGAGACGGCAATCATTGTGTATGGTGGCATTTTATTTGCTTTTGTTATAGCCTTTCTTATTGGGCGATCACTTGATAAGCAGCAAAGTAACGAAAATGTTACTGTGAAGACTGGTTGTATTGGGATGAAGACTGTTATACAGTCAGTCATTCTTGCCTGTATAGTCGGTCCAATTGTCTATTTAATCAAAGGCCGCAGTGAGGATTTGTGGTTCTGTGTTCTTGCTATGGCTGCTGCGCCATTCGTGGTCGATCTTATTAGGCCAACGGTTACACTCCATTCTACTCCCGAAGGCAATGCCCCACAAATAACAGCAGAATCTGCAAGTAAACTGAATGCGGCTAATGCCATTGCTATTGCTATTTGTGTATGTTTACTTGGAGCATTTGTTGCATGGAACACACTTGGAAGAAATACATCTGCTGATGAATCACAGGCTAAGTGTATAGATAATACATGCAAAATTTCAAATGTCAAGTAGCAGTTGCGTTTGCTGATTTTACATGGCAACGCTGTGAAGTAAACGTAGTTGTCACGAATGGAGTATGTGGCAATATCGCCAATGACGTAGTGGCAGAAGTCAAGAAGACATTAAACAAGCCCTACGTTTTTGTACACTGCTATAGCATTGTCCCCGTCTAATAAATCCGCTTTACAATCGAAGTTCCCGTGGTAGAACAGTGGTGTGGAGTCCAAACAACACAAACACCGAGGTTCCGATGAATACTCATAATCTACTGCACACTTATCCCGATGATGATCTTCAATACGAAGATGTGAAACTCAAGTCTGTCAAAAAGGAAACGGAAGGCTGGTCCGTCGTCCGAGAAGATGGTTGGTCTTTCTATGTTCCTGAGAATGGCGTTGTACCAGAGGTAGGCCAGATTGCTAGGTTCTATGGCAAGGGCATTGGCTACACTGTCCGTGGTCTATTCTTGAACGGTCAGAAGGTTTTTTATAGGACTGAAGACGAAGACAGGAAGGCACATGAGAATTGGGTTTCTGCTGAGAAGCAGCGTAAGCAAGAAGCCTTCTTTGCCAACAAGGAAAAACATGATGCCCGCATTGCTGCATTGCCTGAAGTCTTTCAGCGTCGTCTGAAGAAGTTTCAGGATACGAACCCTGACTTTCGTTGGGAGTTTGAGGATTACGAACTAATGGTCTGCGAACAGGCGGTGTTGTTCGCTACTACCTTCCCGACGCTTGAGGCGTTGGAGAAGTTTAAGAAGTCAGACTGGAAAGATCAGGTCAAGGCTTGCCCTGGCATTGATGAGGGGCATAGTGATAATAGCTTGGCTTGTGCCATCAGGCTGGCTTATCACTACTTAACGAACAAGGAAAACGTGTTCCGAGAACATGGCGCACTTGTTCCTCTTGTGGGCTGTAAGGCTTACGGGTGTCCTCACCCTGAAAGTGTCAACAATGAAGAAGACGAAGACGGACATTGCCATGACCACGGATGCGGATGCTCTCATTAAGGAATTTGATTCCTTAATCGAAGATGCACCTGTGGATTTCCTTGGAACAGGGTCCGATAGTCGCTGGGCTGACAAGCAGGAAGAGGAATGGCGAGAGCGTGTAGAGTGCTTCAGAAGGAAGCTGCTCGCCATAACTGTACCAACTACCGTTAGCCCCAAACCATGATTTCTGAGGGAAGCACAGATGGTGATGATTCGTAACAAGTATGACAAGTATTGTGCCGTTTGTGGTTGCCAAGTTAAATCGCAACAGGGTTACGCACGTCTTGAAAGCGGGAATCGCTGGTTTACTTACTGTACATCTCATAAGCCCGAAGAGGCCAAAGGGCCAGCGACTCCCGCTCCCTCTCCTGTCAAAAAGCCTGTCATTTCACAGCCTGCCGTGGTTAAGCCCACCGTGCAGGCTGTTCGCCGCCTTGAGGCCACTGGTAAAGTTACTATTACTCCGTGGGTCCACAACGATGCCACTCTCAATCTGCTTAGGTCTATGCCTGGGCGATTCTACAAGTCTGATGAAAAGGCTTGGTATGTCAGCACTTCACTAAAGGATCGTCAAGAAGTTCTCAGAATTGCATCGCAACTTCAGTTGGAAGTTGACGAAAGCCTGCTTGTTGATGATAGCCGCTCCAAAGAGGCGGTTAAGTCTGGCCTTTACCCCTATCAGGTAAAGGGCGTTGATTGGTTGTCCAAGCAAGACAGAGCAATTCTTGGCGATGAGATGGGTCTTGGTAAAACCTGTGAAACGATTATGGCACTAGAGCCTAATGAGGCGGTGCTTGTCGTATGCCCAGCCAATGCCAAGTATAATTGGAAGCAGGAATTTGAAATTTGGCGTCCTGAATACAAAGTTCAGGTGCTTGGGACTCGTAAAGGATTCAGGTGGCCAAACCCTGGCGAAGCTGTAATCATTAATTACGACGTTCTACCCAAATGGCTTGTCCCTGAAGCAAAGGATAAGTTTGTTACTTGGAATCAAGAAGATTCTAACTGCGCTCGCCGCACGGTTTTGATCTGCGATGAAGCTCACGCTGTAAAAAGCAACAAAACTGCCAAGCACAAGAAAATCAAGCAACTTGCATATAAGTGCAAGAAGGTTTGGTTCCTTACTGGCACGCCGCTTCTTAATAAGGTTAATGACCTTATGGGGCTGCTTGTTGCCCTCAATCGTTTCGGTGATACATTCGGTACTTTCAACGATTTCGTTGAAGCATTCAGTGTGCCCCACGGTCGATTCGGGCATGAGTGGAAGTATGCAAAGCCTTCACCGAAGGCACATGCTATTCTTCGCAGCGTAATGTTGCGTAGACTAAGGGCAGACGTTCTTCCAGACTTGCCTGAAATCCAGTATCAGACGATGATTATTGATGAATTGTCTGATAAACTGAAGGGTAATCTGGATAATAGTTGGGATAAGTACGCCTCTTACTTCAGTAATTCTTCGCCGCTGCCAGATTTCAAGCAGTTTTCACATATTCGTCAGGAATTGGCTGCGTCTCGCATTCCTGCAATGTTAGAATATGTGGAAGATTGCGAAGACCAAGATGTGCCGCTTGTTGTGTTTAGCGCACACAGGGAGCCTATTGACACGCTTGCCAAGCGTAAGGGCTGGGCTGTCATCACTGGCGATACCAGTCCCGCCAAAAGGCAGGAGATTGTTAATAAGTTTCAAGCTGGCGAGTTGCTGGGTATTGGTCTAACGATTCAGGCCGGTGGTGTTGCAATCAATCTTACTTATGGGCATCATGCCTTGTTTGTGGATTTGGATTGGACTCCTGGCCTTAACGAGCAAGCCGAGCGACGTTTGCTGCGCATTGGGCAAAAGAACAACGTGCTGATTACGAAGATGGTGAGCAATCATCCTCTTGATCTTCATTTGCACGAAATCCTTACTAGCAAAACTGCCCTTGCTAGGGAAACTGTGGATGTATTATGAAAATTGAAACTGTTACCTTTACTGGTGCTGACGAGAGTGTAAAGCCAGAAGACATACTTAGGGTAGTCGAAGATTACCCTAATGTGTCTACTGAGTGGGGGCTTTTACTTTCTAAGGCAAATGAAGGCAAGAGGCCAAGGTTCCCCTCCAAAGATTGGATGCTGGATTTCAGCAAACAGGCACAGTATGTGAACACCAAAGTGGCTGGTCACTTGCAAGGTCGCTGGTTGGAAAGTTTATTTGATGACCCGCCAGATGGATTTTTGCGTAGTCGTGGCGAATTGCTTGAATACCTAACAAGATTGCAGCTTAATTTTCATAGTAACCCGCCTAATGATTTTCCGAATCATTGGCGTGAGATGATGTATTTTCTCAACCTATTGAAAAAGCAATTCATTTTCCAAATGGATGGCATTTCGGATCATCTGTATCACAAGGCAGCGGGGCAAGACTTGATTTGTTATCCCCTTTTTGATCGTTCGGCTGGTCAGGGGGTGGTGCCTGATTCTTGGCCAAAACCACTTCACCCCAAGCTGAATGGGTATGCTGGTGGGCTTGGGCCTGAGAACATCAAAGAACAGCTTAAACGCATTGAGGACGTGGTTGGCGACGGCACGATTTGGATTGACATGGAGACAAAAATTAGATCAGAAGATGATTCTAAGTTTTTGTTGGATAAATGCCGTGCAGTTTTGGAAGTAGTGGCTTTACAAAGCTGAATTTTGTGATATTATAGGTTCAACCATGTTCGCTTGGCCTTTGGCAACTTGAGTCTTGATGATATTCAAGACTTTCCAGGGAGAATAAGGGATCATTCGCTTCCACTTATCGTGGTACATGGCATCGGTTATGTAAACATATCTTTTGCCATTGATGTATACGACGACTGTGCCGTCTTTGGCGAAGGCAGTGAAGCGTATATCCCCCTCGTTCTCAATAAGCCATTGTTTGAATTCCATAACTTATCTATTAGGCAGGAGTAATTTAATGCAGACGGTGATTATCAATGGTACTTCTTATGAAGTCCCACAAGGCGCAAGCGTATCTGTGCTTAATGGTGTTGTGTACATTGACGGCGAGAAGTACAAGGGTGAATATCCCGACAACAAATACTTTAAGATCGAAGTTGTTGGCGGTGCAATTAACGTCAATGTACAACGTGGAGAAGTGGTTGTTCATGGTAATGTAACTGGCAAGGTTGAAGCCGGTGGCGACGTAACCTGTCAAAGCGTCGGTTCAAATGTGGATGCAGGCGGTGACGTGACTTGTACTGAAGTCAATGGTTCTGTCGATGCAGGCGGTGACGTAACGTGCGGGAATGTAAAAGAGGATGTTGAGGCAGGCGGCGACGTTAATTGTGGTAATGTTAGTGGTAGCGTCGAAGCAGGCGGCGACATTCGCATGAAAAAGGGGTAATTTTATGAAACTTCCAAATCAAGCAATTGACATTAGCAGCACTGATCTTCAGTATATCTGGAACGCATCACAAACTGTTTTGGTTTTGGATGCTACGGGGCTTTACATTGATTTGGAGTCTCGTTACTCCTTGGTGGAAGCATGTCTTCATAATTGCAAGGTCGTTGAAATTGCTGCCAATTGGAGCAATCAACAAAATGATCGTGTGAATACAATCCCCCCGAAAGGGTTGTACATTATTAGCAGTGCTGCTTATTTTGCGATTATGCAAAGTATTCAAATAGCAGAAGAGGGCAGGCTTGATAATTCATTGGGCAAAGAGGAAGTTGCTATACTAATTCCCAAGTTGAAAGAACTTGCTGAGAAATTGAAAGAAGGGGATATGATGTACATTGAACCTTACAATGTAAGTGAATTAAATTGAGAGAGCAAAACATGAACAGTCCTCCTAAAGAATTGGAATCTTTGGCCAAAATTATCGCACGATGTTGGGACGGTGGAAGTTTTTCGTTTAGTGCGGTGCTTGACGATGATGTATGGCATATAGTGGCCTATCCATCCTTGAGGGAGATTGTTGGGGGCGAACACGATGGAGGCGTAGTCTTTTCAAGATTCAGCATCAATGTTGGCAAGTTGATGCGTAAGTTTGATAAATTGCCGAAAGTTATTTTCGATAGCGCAATTGGTTCAATGGTCCCGCTGGTTTTCATAGATGGATTTTTGGACGGGGTTCATTACAGAGTAACTTTCTTTAGTGTCCCGCCTCCAAACTCTGATGTGTCTGAAGTTTACCACTCTCAAGGCCCGAAAAAGGGCACGGTAGAACCAAAACAATTTGAGGAGAACGAAGATGAGTGAACAAACTCTTTACGAAACAGAAGTTGTGCTGCGAGTGCGATTAAAGCACTGGACTACGACTTCTCCGGTGAATATCGTGGAAACTGCCAAGCAATGTCTGACAGTACATCCAATGACTGTTTCTTGTGAGCAGGTCGGAGAGTTGGAGACTACACCGGCTTGGCCTTGGAAACAAGGATCGGGAAAAAAGGAATGAAAGAATATCCGTCAATTAGCGGATCAAAACTTGCTCCCATCGGGCAACAATGCATTGTATTTAACAAGTACGATGGGAGCAATTTGTCTTTTGAATGGTCTAAGAAGCGTGGTTGGTATAAGTACGCAACCCGCCGAAGATTCTTTGACAAAGACGATCCAGATTTTGGCTGTGCCATAGAGATATTTCACAAGAAATACGCTTATGATTTGGCCAAAATTCTCACAGACTTTCCAGAATTCAAGAAACCCCAGAGCGCAACTGTGTTTTGCGAGTTTGTTGGCCCACATTCTTTTGCTGGCTGGCACACTCCTGAACAGCTTGCAAGCATTGGTATCAAAGTTGATAACAATGATCCAAAAGACCTCATGTTGTTCGACGTGAACATATACAAACGAGGTTTTGTAAGTCCTAGAAATTTCGTCAACGCTTTTGGTCACTTGCATGTTGCTGAAGTGATTTATGATGGAATCTTGACAGAAGAATTCATCAAGGAAGTGCGAGAAGGTAAGTGCCCCGTCAAGGAAGGTGTAGTGTGTAAAGGCGGTGATGGTTTCAATCACACGCTCTGGATGGCCAAAATAAAAACTGAGGCTTACATCCAAGAGTTAAAAGACCGATTCGGCGTTGGCTGGAAACAATACGGAGAATAAACATGGACATTAAGCAAATTATTGAGACTTGCAAAGAGAGCAAGAAAATTTGGTGTGATATTACCGAGCGTGGTGATATGCCTCCATATCTCATTATCGAGAAAGATGGCATTCAAGTTGCGAGCATATTTGCGCCGCAAATTGACAAGATGTTGGCTCTAAAGGCCGCTCATATGTGCCGTGTCGCCATTGGAATCAATGGCATTGCTCTGTGTTGTGATTCACATATGGCTTCCATGAAAGCTGGCGACGAAAAGAACTGGAAGCCAGGAGAGATGCAGCGAATGTGCGATGAAGAGGGAGCGTGCGAAGCTGGCCTTATTAGCGATTGTCTGTCAATTGTAACGCTTGATAGGAAAGACAAACTGTGTTTGGCTTCAATTCCTTATTCTTATCACGGCAAGGGAACCAAATTCTCTTGGGCTGAAGACAAGAATTACATCATGAATGAGGATGGAGAGAACAGAATTGAAGGGAATATCCCTTATGCTTTGAGAAAGATCATGGAAGAGACGCCGTTGGCCGAAACTGATAATGGTAAGTTGCTCTCAAATGCTATGAAACTATCACCCGATCAGCAGTATTATCACTGCATCAGGGCTACGTTCACCGCTTTGTCGATGGAAAAGTTCTTTATTATCGACTGCCTTGGCGCACAACGTCCTTTTGAGGAATTTGCTGCCGATCTAGCGGAGTTAAGGAAAGAAAATGAACAAGTTGTGGGATGAATTCAAGTGGGCTATCATCCTTGTGATAGCCGCACTTGCTTTTTTCTTAGTCATGTATGTTAAGTGACTAAGCAACCCAAATATGCGTTATATTTGGGTTGGCAATAATGGAAGACCTTGAGAGGAATGAACAATGTCGAATACGTTGAAATTTGCTTCTAAGTTGTATCCGCAGCTTGGCACGCTGAAAGAGAATAGTTTCTATTCTGGATTCAGCGTGCAGTTGGCTTTGGGTATGTGTCAAGCTGGTGCGAAGGGCGAAACCAAAAAATCGCTCGATGCCCTTCTGGAAATCAGCGAGGATTCTGAGTATAAGGCTCTGGTTAATGAAGTTAATTCATCTTCAGAGCGTCCCTACGAACTTACAACCGCCAATGCTCTGTGGTGTCAGGATGGATTCCCGCTTGACGAAAGCTACAAGAGCCGAGTCGCCAGCATTTATGGCGGCGGTGTTAATTCCGTTGATTATGTGAATGCGCCGGATGCCGCTGTTGATTCGGTCAATGGATGGTGCAATGAACATACTAGGGGGAAAATCCCCACCATTATCACTCGTGATTTTGTTAACCCAGAAACACGACTGATTCTGACCAATGCCATTTATTTTAAGGGCAAGTGGAAAACGGAATTCGATAAGAAGCGAACAAAAGATGACGTTTTCTATTCGCCTGATGGCGAAAAGAATGTGCCAACGATGCACATTACCAGTGAGTATTTTTACGGCGAAGGCAGCAACTTCAAGGCTCTCGACCTCCCTTATAAGGGAGAAAAGCTCTCAATGCTTGTGGTGTTGCCTGATCGTGGTCTTGACACTTTGCCCGATCTTGAAACCACTTATAACAATGCGGTTAATTCGCTTTGTTATGAAGATAAGGTCGTAGTTTCCTTGCCCAAGTTCAAGCTGGAAACCGAGTACAAGATGGGCGATACGCTGAAGAAAATGGGCGCTGAACTAGCGTTCAGTGACTTCGCAGATTTTTCTGGCATCACTTCTGCTGATGCATTGAAGATTTCCGAGGTTATTCACAAGGCGTTTGTGCAAGTTGACGAAGAGGGAACGGAAGCGGCTGCTGCTACCGCTGTTGGTATGATGCGTTGTACTTCTGTTAGAATGCCGAAGCAATGCATCTTTAATGCGGATCACCCGTTCGTGTTTTTCATCCGCAACAATGAAACCAACACTGTGTTGTTTTCTGGCCGTGTAACAAATCCTTAATGTCATGATTAGCGAGCGGGAAATTATTTCCCGCTCGCTTTACAAAAAGCGACCGAGTGGTATAACAAGAACAGCAACAATGCTAAGGCGAGAACAAAAGGTGTTCCGCCGAAGTTCATCAAGGGATGAAGATTAACTTCGTCCGAACACCAAAGGAGACTTTCGTAATGTCTACTGCTACTGCCGCCGTTAAGACCACTGTGAAGGATGTGGAAATTCAACGCCAGGGAACGCAGATTATTCTGCCGCCCAAGATGAGCTTCGATGAAGCCATTGAATGGCTGCGTCGTAAGCGTGAGGAAGACGAGCGTGATGTTGGTATCCATCACGAACTTCACTATAGCCCTCTGGACGGCGCAGTTGCCTTCCATCGTGCTATGGCGTCTAAGTATGGTTGGGCAGAACTTGTGCCCACCCCTGGTTTCTTCGGCAGCACCCCGCCAACTATGATTGGCGTGCCGGTTAGCTGCACCGAGAAGCTACAGGTGCCGTGGGGCCGTGTACAGATTCCAGGCGTGGCTGGTTTCCTCCAGACCGGCATTGCTGCCGAGCCTACCCCTCGCTTCATCATCAGCGGCAAGGTGAAGCAGAAGCACGCTGCTGAAGTTAAGGAACTGGTCGATCTGACCGAGCAGTTCCTGCGCAACAAGAGCATCTACAAGGGCAGCGCCATCAAGGTTAGCTTTGAGTGGCAGCGTGAGGGATACGACTTTGATCCCAGCGTGCATTGCCCGCAGTTCATGTCTTTGGGTGGGACCAACGAGTCCGACCTGATCTTCGGCAACGATGTGCAAAATGCCATCAACATCGGTTTGTTCACGCCGATTGAACAAGCTGATGCCTGCCGCAAGTACCGTGTGCCACTGAAGCGTGGCGTGCTTCTGTACGGTCCTTACGGTACGGGTAAGACCCTGACCGCCAATGTTACTGCACTAAAGTCGGTGCGTAACGGTTTCACCTTCATCTATCTGGACAATGTTCTGGATTTGAAGAAGGGCTTGCAGTTCGCTGCACAGTACGCCCCTGCGGTTCTGTTCGCTGAAGACATTGATCGTGTGGTCAATGGCGAACGTAGCTTGAGCATGGACGAAGTGCTTAACACCCTTGACGGTGTTGACACTAAGGGCTGTGAGATTATCACGGTGTTCACCACTAACCATGTGGAGAACATTAACCCTGCCTTGCTCCGCATGGGCCGTCTTGACACCCTTGTGGAAGTCAAGCGTCCTGACGCAGAAGCTGCCATTAAGCTAGTTAAGCTTTATGGTCGTGGCTTGCTCAACCCGAAGGTGGACTACACCCGTGTTGGCGAGAAGCTGAAGGATCGCATTCCGGCCTTCATTCGTGAAACGCTGGAACGTGCCAAGATCGCTGCGATTCAGCGTCTGGCCGCTCAGGGCAAGCTGGCAGACGGCATCGAAGGGCATGTTCAGGAAGACGACATTCTGAACGCCGCCTCTGCGATGGAACCGCACGCTGCGATGCTTGAGCCGAAGGAGAAGGCTTTCAAGAATTCTCCTGAACTGCTGGTCCGCATCCCGCAGGGGCACAGCACGCAAGCCAAGAAGGTCTTGGCAAGCCTTGGCTGCAACAGCGACGGCGAGTAAGCCGATGTAACTCCGAAAGGCGGGCGGGATAAATCCTCGCCCGCCTTTTTTCATAAAATGACTACACAAGGCATTCATCCTGTTTATACCAAAAAATATCTTAGATCGGCAAAGAAAGCAGAGGAAAATCCAATGGCTCTGGATGTTAGTTTACTGAAGGGTTTTGTTGTCGTGTTCATTGAACCTGGGCGCACCGCCCCTTCCATGAAGGCTTATAATGATATGAATTCTGCGATGCATGATGCTCTTTATTGGGAGAAAAATCGCTACACGATTATCAGTGTATGCCCAGCAAGTGATCTGTTGAGGTTGCCACCTTGGGCTGAAAACGAAGTAAAGGCTGCATAAAACTGTACCAACCAGAGACACTATGGAAACCTATCTTTGGGAAATATTGGTTCCCACCATTAAAGATGGAAAACCAGTACGAACACGATTCCATCGTGTCTGGGACAACAAAGTGCGTGAGATTAGCAAGGGTTTAACGATCTTAAACCCTGCTAAGGGTCAATGGATAAGTCCTGATGGGGAGTTATTTGAAGAAAGAATGATCCCCGTCAGGGTGGCATGTACATCGGAGGAAATTGTTAAGATTGCAGACATGACTGCTGCCTATTACAACCAGAAAGCGGTTATGTTTTACAAGATTAGCAGTGAAGTCCACATTAAGCACTATGAAACTCCTTGAAGAAATTGGCGATGCCTATCTACACGAAGACCTAATGCCTTGTCAGGATAAGTTCTATGTGAACGGTCCTGACGGGGCTTGTGCTTGCCCACTCACAGCACTGGCGTTATACAGAGGCATCTTTAAGTGTGATGATCCCCGCCTGATACTTAATCAAGATGATGGGAACCCCGTTTTCGATTGGTCAAGGCAGGAGTTTGGAGAAAACTGGACTCTTGGATTCCTTGATGGTTATGATTACTGCAACAGAAACCTGTTTCTAAGAAAAAGCATGGATTATGCAGTAGGATATATGCTTGGTGCATATCTTTGCAAAATCTATCGTTCAAACTAGGAGATACAAATGAGCCATTTTACCGTACTTGTCAAGGTCACTAATGACCGCCTCAACAAACACAACGGCGTGTTGAAGGATGCGCTTGAAGAAATGCTGTTGCCCTATCAAGAAAACAATATGGGTGACTGCCCTCCAGAATTTCTGTCTTTTCATGACAAGACAGAGGAAATCGAAAAAAGCAAGGATGAAGTTATTGAAGCTGGCGGTTATATGGCCAAGCAGTATCCTGATTCTGTTGGTAAAACACTGCTTGAACATTATGGCAGTATAGAAGAACTTGCCAAAGAGTATCATGGGTATAAGTTTGACGAGAAACAGGGTAAGTATGGCTATTGGGAAAACAAAAACGCTCGCTGGGACTGGTATCAGGTGGGTGGCCGCTGGAGTGGCATTCTCCCCGTAAAGCCTGGGGCTGATTGCGGCATGGGTAAAAAGAGTTGGTGTAACGAAAAAGAAGAGACTAAGCCAAATTTTGCAGACTATGTATGTCGCAAGGATTTGGATGTTGATAAACTTCAAGCTGAAGCCGCTGAACGTGCGGAAAAGTTCTGGACTCGTTACAATCGCTGGCTTGAAATCAAAGATTTGCCCCGTAACCAAGTTCCTGAAGATGATCGTTGGCTTGACCATGATATGCATTCCGCATTGTATAACATGGGAGTTCGCAAGTGCATTGAGCCACGCAAGCCAATGGTAAACCCAGATGGCACTCCTGTCATGGAATTTGATCCCTATGACAAGTGTGAACGTCAGAAGTGGACCGAGCCTAAATTTGATGATACGCCCTTCTTGAAGGAAGAGTTGCTTACAAAGTACAGGTGGCATTTTGAGTGGGGCACTTTTTGCGTGCTGGATGACAATGGCTGGCACGAAAAGGGCAAAATGGGCTGGTTCGGTTGTTCATCTGATGAAGTTGAAGATCGTGAACAGTGGGGCGATAGCTACTACACCAAGTTCATTGAGAACGAAGACCCCATGACTGTCTTTGTGATTGTGGATTGCCACATTTGATTTACAACCGCCAATTTTGTGGTATCATAAGTTAGTGATACCACAAAATTGAGGGGTATAGTCATGCAGAAGACAGCTAAATGGGTGATTAAGGAACCTAACAAGCCAGCGAAAGTCGAAGAGGTTATTTTCGATTTTCAAAACGACGATGAGTGGGCGCACGAAGGTTTGAAGCTGGCTCAAGCCTTAGTCCAGGGTTATGTTGAGTGTGTGCCGCTTGGCCCAGGCGTCACAATTCTGTGCAACGAAGAAGCAGGATTGATGCCTGGAAAATTTCAGCACAATTGCGGCTACTTGGGCACGATTGTCTTTGTTGGCGAAGAAGAAAATGAAGAAGGTGAATCCTTTTGGGGTTCGCTAACTGACGAACAGGTTAAAAAGATTATGACTTGGTGTGAAAGGTACGAAGGCGAAAGATACACTCCTTCACAACCC